TAATTATATTTTAATTATATTTTTATGAAAAATATATAAGAATAACATTACAAAAATAATAATGTTATTTATAACAGATACAGAAAATAAGGTAGTATTTGGGTGGTCAGCAAAATGCGGATGCACGCATGTTAAAAACTTGTTTTGGTATTTAAAGGAAAATAATACAAATCACAAGTTACATATACAATGTGAGTATGAAAAATTACCAGACGATGTAGAAAATTATACAGTTATTGTTTTTATTAGAAATCCATATGAAAGACTAGTTTCAGGATTTTTAAATACTGGAATATGGATTTATAATTGGAAAGAAACAACCACAACGTTTAAAAAATTTGTAAATGAACTTATGACACATAAATGGGAACAGATTGATAGACATCATTTTACACCACAAACATCCGAGTTTTATCATTATGAATTATTATCAAAATCAAAGAAACTAATATTATATGATATAAAAAACATAGATTATGAAAATATTGAAAAAATATATAATAAAAAAATTCCAAAATCAGTGAGAGATTTTAAAGGAGATCATTATCATAAAGCAACAACATTAATGGAAAAACCAGTATATGACTTGGAATTAAAAGAATACAAAGATTATAAAGTTCCTACTCGATTTTTTTACAGACAAGACATTCAATACAAAGTTTATGATTTTTACAACTATGATTTTAGATATTTTAAAGAGCATGGTTTTGAATATGATTTAAATTGAATATTATATAAAAGTATTTAAAGAAATATCTATATAATTATACAGATAGTAATATATCTCACCTAATTAATCATTGATTAATAAAAAAGATAATCTTCGATGGCGCAATTGGTTAGCGCGTTCGGCTGTTAACCGAAAGGTTGCTGGTTCAAGTCCAGTTCGAAGAGTTAGATTAAATGTTTTTTATTAATTTATTTTTTTAACGACAAGACACGGATAATCCTAATTTTCTATCATAATCGTCAAGTTCATCATAACCATCATCATCATCATAATCGTCAAGTTCATCATCATCATCATCATAACCATTATTTTCATTATAGACACAAGTATCATAACATAATACACTCTTGCTTTCAATCATAATAATTCGCGATTCGGATGATTTTCCGCAATTAACACACGAAGCAAATCCTTCATAAAAATCCCATGTTTTATCAGTTTCATCTTGATTGGCGTCTAGAATATCTACACTATTATTAATATCATTCGTCATTGTTTGTTCAATTTGTTCTTCTCCTTCTTCTTGTTCACTTTCACTAGAATCATCCCAATTGTCTTTAACAACTTTGGTATTGTTCGTCGATGTATTCATTATGTGGGGTTGTTATATAAATATAAATGTAAATACTATTTTTATATTTACATTTATTTCAATTTTATTATATATATTATATTTATTATTTACAAATAAAGCGATTGGCTCGTTGCGATGTATTTCAAGGTTAATGACGGAACTTTCCGAAGTTTCTCCAAAAGCGCAATATTCTGTGTTGATTCGCAAACACGTTCAAATTCGAACGCAACAGCATTCACTTTCAGCAGCGCTTTAACAAATTCGCCGACAAATACGCCAGTATGTTTTTTCATTTCTTGAATAACACTTTTACATTCATTTTCATCCGTCGCATCACACCATTTAATCACATAAGGCATTAAATCATAACATAATTCATAATTAGAACCAGTATCTAAAAATGAGTCAGTTTCCAATGTAAAATATTGTCCTAAAAACTTGTTCATTCGCATAATAATATCACAGATAGCCTGTGGTTTATGTGACTTATACTCATCTGATACAGATACTGGATAAAAGCAACTAAATAAACCAGCTAATTCAGATGCGTCTAATGAATCAAACCTTCCCATATTGTAATATAAATCAGTCATAGCGAGCGGATGCGTTTCTTGTAATTGAGAAGCAAACTTCCCTTTTTCAGTAATAGTGTATTCGCCATTTTCATTTTTTACAATAAATCCATTATTCAATAATATAGTGTTTAAAATAACAGTTGTGTTTAAAATGTAATTTTCTGTATTATTTTTTTCGGATTTAATCTTATTGTATATATTCTTTACTTCATCTATAGATTTTATTTTTTCCAAATCCTTTATTAAAAACTTGTGCGTTGCTTCTATATTATTCATTTCAATTCTCATTTTTTTACGAGCACTATTTGTAGTAGATGTAATAGATGATTGAAGATTATTATAGGTTTCAAGAATATCACGTGGCGTGCGACAATAAGATAATGCTTCCTGTTGTTTCTGTAATTGTTCAGCAACTTTTAATTCTTCATTTTCATAACCGATAATCTCTCTATCAATATCATTTGAAAGCATACTTTGTTTCATAAAAGAGAGAACATCGGTGTGAGTTTCAATCATAGATAAAGCCAAATTAAATGATAATTTAAATTTAGAGACAAGTTTTTGCGGAGGGCCAGTTAACATGTGGCGATATTCTGTAATACTTGGTAGTTCAAACAAATTCACGCAATGAAATACGTGCCCTATTGTATCAATTCCACGACGCCCAGCACGTCCAGCCATTTGTGTATATTCGTGGGGGTAAAGTAAGCGCATTTTAGAACCATTATATTTACTAATACCAGCAAAGATTACAGTTTTGGTTGGCATATTTAAACCAACGGCAAATGTTTCGGTAGCAATCAAAAGGCGGATATATCCTTTTTCAAACAGAAGTTCAACCATTTCGCGCAATACAGGAATAATACCAGCGTGGTGAATAGCAATTCCTTTTTGCAGTAAGCCGACAATCGTTGTATATTCAGGTAACTCCATATATTCTTTATAATTTGGAAGTTTAGATTGTAAAATATGGCGGCATTCTTTTTCAACTTGAGAAGGCATCATACTATCTTCTTCAAACAAACTAAACGAAATTTCACGCGCTGCTTGTTCAACGTGTTTACGAGAGAATACAAAACAAATTGCTGGTAACATTTCTTTACTTTTTAAAAACCGCAATAGATTTTCAATTACAAATTGACGCTTAATAAAAGTTTTGTTTTTATACATATAATCAAGGACATCATTCATTTTGTGGTAATTGTCGTCGGAAAATGAACCACCAGAAGAAGCAATTTGTATAGGATTACTACGCATATTTTCTATTTTTTGTTCATACGGAGTTCTAGCAGATTTTTTATAAGCTCCTTCATTCACAGAAAGCCACATATAGTGGGTTAATGGAACAACGCGTTCTAATGTAGAAGCCAAATATACTTGTTTGGGGTTCAAAGAGCGCTCTTTGGATTGCTTTTGTTTCTCGGTTTCAATCCAACTTGCGAACTCTTCAGGGCGGTCAATGGTCGCCGAAAGCATAATAAGTTGAACTTGTGGAGGCAATAATAAAATTGCCTGTTCCCAAACAGATCCACGCTCGGCATCATTAATATAATGAACCTCATCAAATACAACTGCTGCTAGTTCTGTATCAAAATCCATTTCAAACAATAATGGCAAATCTTCTTTTTGATTGGAGGTTGAATTAATTTTTTTATTTAATAGTGTATTTCGTAAAATTTCAGTAGTCATAATAAGAACATCTGCCTCTGGGTTATCCTTACAATCACCAGTAAGTAACCCAAATGAAATATGAGGATATTTGCGTCTCATATCATATAATTTTTGGTTGGATAATGCTTTAATAGGTGAAGCATAAATAACTTTTTTTTGTTGTGATGTAAAATATTGAATAGCAAATTCAGCAGGTAATGTTTTTCCAGAACCAGTGTGTGCTGTTACCAAAACGTTATCACCTTCAATAATGGATTTAATAGCCCATTTTTGAAAATCACTTAATTTAATTTTTTCAGGTATATATTTACTTGTAATTTCATTTTCAATATAAATATAGTTTTCACTTGGAAATTTATCACAAATAACAACCATGATTGAACTTGTAAAATATATTATTACATTTATAATGTATGATATTTTAAATCAATTTTAATAATAATATATAAAAATATAAACGTATAAATATAGGTTTTAATATATAGATAATTAAAATAGTATTACTAGAGATGAATAATAAAGCAATAATTATTGCTGATAAATTTAAATTAATAAAAAAAATAGGAGAAGGGTCCTTTGGTAAAACATTTGTTGCTTTATATAAATCAAACGAAGAGAGAATAGAAGAGGAAGAACAGAATATTGCTATAAAAATAATGGCAAAAAAACACATTAAATTACTAGATAATGAAGTATCAATGTATGATAAAATAAAAGAAGTAAATCATATACCAGTATTATATGATTATGGTTCAGATGATAAATTTATTTATATTGCGATGGAGTTATTGAGTAAATCACTCGAGGATATAAGAAAAAATAATGAAGAGCAATTACAATTAAAAGTGATTATACATTTTGGATTACAAATGTTGAAAATAATAAAGGATATACATGATTGTGGTATAGTGCATTGTGATTTAAAACCATCTAATTTTTTAATAAAAAATAATAGTCACAATCAAACAGAAGTATATTTGATTGATTATGGATTAGCAAAATGTTTTTTAGATGATAAACAACGTCATTGTGCTTTAAAAACGAATGAAACAATTGTAGGAACCCATAGATATATGAGTATAAATACGCATCAGGGGTTTACGCAAAGTAGACGTGATGATTTAGAATCACTTGGATATATATTGTTATATTTATATCATGGTAAGTTACCATGGCAAGGACAAACAACAGTATCTGCAGTTTTAAATCAAAAACAAGATTTTGGATGGTGTAATAATACAATAGGGGAATTTGTATTATTTATTATGTATTGTAGAAATCTAAGTTTTACAGATAAACCAAACTATATATATTTACAAAATATATTGAAAAACTTATGTAATTTATGATAATATATAATAATGTATTCAAAATGTATCATTATATGAGTATATAATTATTAATATTTACTTAAAGATATCTATTATAATAAGAGTATACTAGAACAATGTCTACCGAAACACAAACACAATCACAAACACAAACAATGACGAAGGCAAACGGACGTGTTAAGTGGTTTAACAATAAGGCTGGATACGGATTTATCACAGTCCAAGATTGCGAAACCAAGGAAGAACGTGATATTTTTGTTCATCATAGCGAACTTCGTGTTGAAAAAACACAATATAAGTATTTGGTTCAAGGAGAATATGTAGAATTTTCTATTGTTCCGCTTATTCGCGAAGGACGAGAAAATGATGTTCACGCAACATCAGTTAGTGGTGTTAACGGTGGTAAGTTGATGTGTGAAACTCGTATTGATCGTATTCGTAGTGCTGCTGCTTCTGAACAACAACGTTATCGGCAATCGAATACGACGTCATATCAACCTACACATCCCCAACAACAATCACGACCTCATCTTAGTAAACGACACGAAACTGAATGGATGATTGTGCCTCGGCATCGCGTTACAAGTATGGTTGGTAATAAGCGAAAGCGTGACCCAACTGTAGAACTTCAATAAACGTTATATTATAAAATTTTACATAAAATATAATATAAAAATTGATTTAAATTATTACTATATTATTATTAATATAGTAATATACAATATGGAATTTGATAATACAAATAATGGAAATGCGAAAAGCAATATAATTAGTATAGATACAGAACCAATTGATATAGATGAGAATAATGATACGTCACAAATTCCAAATATTTCAAAAAATAGTAATTCAAGTAATTCAATAAATTCAAGTAATTCAATAAATAGCTTAAAAGAAAGTATAGTATCAATGGAAACTATAGTAAGTAATATAAAAACACAAGTGAATAATATTGAGACACATATATCGTCTGAAAATAATAAATCAGTTCAATATAAACAACCAAAAATAAAAGAAACATCAATGTTTAAAGAACAAAATAGCAATAAAAAAGTAAAATTAAATGTTGGATTTAATATTCACCGAAATATTACACAAGAATTAACAACTTTTATGAAATTAAAGGAAAATGTTACATCATTAAATGATGCTACAAAATATATAATGAATTATATTAGTTCCAATAAACTACAAGATATTACTAATATTAATACACGTAAATATATTAATCCAGATGAACCATTACAACAATTATTTAATATTAAAACGAACGATAAAATTACTTATTTTAATATACATAAATACATTAATCAACATTTTATACCATAAAACTATAAAACCATAAAACTATAAAACTATATAATAATATTATATACTTATATATATTTTTTCAAATACTTTTCATACAATTCTTCGCGGTTTATTATAACATAACTTGTAACAATAGCTGCAATAAAAGACATTGCTCCCCAAAACCCAGCACCTGCTAATTTATAAAAATATCTTAAAGAAGGACCGAATATTTCTATTTTATAAATTAAATAATCAAACATATAACCAATTGGAAAAGCAATACAAAGAAATAAAAATAACTCATAGAGAGAATGTGGGTGATTGAATTTTAATATAATAGATGATACAAACATCGTCACAATAAGGGCAATTACAATAGTTATACCAGCATTAAACGCAGATATCATATCTCTAACAATGCTGTTTTTAACAATGGTATTGCGTAAAAAATATGGTTTTAATGCTCTAACTTTTAATGGAGAATATGTTTGTCTAGATAAAAAATTTAGTATTATATCAGCAATAGCAGATACCATAAAATATACAAAAAAAATATATAATAAATTGTTAATCATTATATATTATAGTTTTATTATATTATAGTTTTATGGTTTTATGGTTTTATTATATTATAGTTTTATTATATTATGGTTTTATTATATTATAGTTTTACTTAAAATTTTTTAATGGAGATAAGAAAGGTAAATTATCAGTAACAAATAGAGCAACACCTTCATTTGTCCAACTAATTACAATAGGAATAATATGAACGCCAACGTTAATTGCCTTTTTAATTATATCTTGATATTCAGGATTATACTTTGAAATTTCAAAATGAGAAATATCTGTTCGTTGAATAATGTATGCAATATAACAACGCGTAATTGATTCTCGTTTTATGGTAATAATATCATTAATTCTTTTAATCATTTCATCAGTATTATCGCACTCTTTTCCAGGGAAATATGCTGTCTTGGTAAAATGTTTATTTTTAATACTACCAGTTGGAGGAGAACCTGGACCATCTTCATGGCGACGTTCGCCATGTTTATATTCTGCAAATGGAACATTATTAACATCTATAATAAACGGAATATTATCTTCACAAAAACCCATAAAACTAAATACAGAGTCAACTTTATCTTCTAAGTACATTGGAACATTACGTCTATATGTTTTTACTGGTGGTAATAACGTAATTAACCTTTTCTCAATAAGACTTTCAGTGATTTCATTTCCTAATTTTGGATTTATCGCAATACACTGATAGTTATCCTCACAATCAAACTCGTCATCATCATCATCATCATTTTCTGTCTTTTTATAAATTCTCTTCTTTTTTTTAGAAGGAATCTTAGTTACATTTCCATTTTCATCAAGTTCTTTTTCTTTAAAAATAGATAAGAATACACAATGTGTAAAGGGATTATTAGAACCAATTTTTTCTATAATCAGTTCATCTTCATCTTCATCAGGAGGACAAGGTGCTACTAACACACTACTACATGTGTCTGATAAACCATCGCAACTTTCAGATGGCGTATACGCTAGAACAGCTTTTCCCATTTCATTTGAACTGTTTCCTGAAATATCATTATTACCATGATTAGTAATTACAACATCGGATAGTTCGCTTATAGTAGGATGCGTTTGTGATGGGCGTTTTTGAATTTGTCCTTCAGTAATACCCACAATTTGTAACACGAATTGGCAAGGCATTTTAATATTTGTTTGCATGTAATAATATATTATAAAATATGTTTAATTCAATTTTATAAATAATATATTTTTATATAAACTAAAATATATTTAAATATATTACGTTAATAATGGATAGTATAATACTAAAATGAACGATATTGAAACACGTGATTTGAATAAAATAACACAATTTACCTCAATTATGAATAATAATGAAGAAACGATTATATTTTCTGCTCTCAATATCATCAAACAAAATAATAAGTGGATTGAGGCTATCAAGAAACATAATTTAGATGAAGGATTTTTAATGACATCCAATCCTATTATTATGGAAATAAAAGATGCTATATATTTGGATAATCCAAATCATAGTGGTTCTTCGCTAGCAATTACATTACGTAAATGCAATGGTATTTTAAATCAATAAATAATTTATCATATAAACATTATTTATATAATAAATTATAACTATAAGTAATAGATACTATAATGGATGTAGAACAATTATTAAACGCTTTAAATAATGAAAACAATGAAGATATTATAAATTTGGATTTCAAAACGATAACTAAAAATAAAAACGATATATTACAACAATTAAGATTGCCTAGAAAAGAAACGTTATTATTAAATAAAAAACTAAAAGAATACCGTTATATAGTCGATTTAAAAGAATTAAAATTCGGTAGTTATATACGTTGGATAAAATTAAACAATCCAGAAAATATAAAATTAACCAACGGAGGTATTATATGTGATATGTTAAATGTCAATAATGATGTTCATATAAGATGTAAAAATAATATTAATATGATATTTCAATTAAAATTATCAGAATGTATTATTTTTCAAAAACTAACACCCCAAGAAAAAATTATATTTAAGGCAATAAAGTATTTGGAAGATTAATTAACTTTTTCTCTCTTCTTCCTCTTTCTCTGCTACGCTTGTGTCTGCTACGCTTGTGTCTGCTACGCTTGTGTCTGCTTCGCTTGTGTCTGCTACGATTGTGTCTGCTACGATTGTGTCTGCTTCGCTTGTGTCTGCTACGATTGTATATGTTTTTTTATCATTTTTATTCATAAAATCACTAGCAATAGTTTCTCCTACCTTTTTTAATGTGTTATTTTTCATAATAGGAAATAAATTTATAAGATAACCAGATATAGCATGACCCCAATAAGCGCACGTATTTCCATTTATGTTTCCAATTAATTTGATAATATTATTTACATATTTTTTACTGGAAATATTAAACATAGTATCAGATAGACAACCAGTATTGTTTGTTATTACTGCTCCTGGTGTTATATTTAAAATATCAAACTGATTTTTATACTCTTTGTAAATTGAACTTCCTTGATAAAACCCAAATGAATTTGAAGCTTCATATATACTTAAATAAGGTACACTTATTTCATTAGATAATGTTATACCAAATAAAAAATTAGGATGTAAACATTGTGAAGTTATATTAATAAGACAACTAGTTTTCTTTTTCTCTCTACGACGTTTAATAAAAAAGGGTATAATCATATGAGTAAGACGACTCTGAACGATTGTTCCAGTTACTATAACATCTCTTATATGCGATGAATCCATTTCATGATAAGGGTTCCATCCAACACGATATCCAACATTATTTACTAAAATAGCTAAATCTTTGCCTATTTCATTAAATGTTTCTTGTATATCATTAAAAAAGTCATCCTTAAATGCTTCTCTAAAATCTTTATAAATTACCTTGGTTTTTACATTAGGATAATCGCGGTTTATTTCAGTTATAGTATTATCTGTGCGTTTAGAACCAATTAAAAGCAAGTTAAATCCTCTTTTTGCAAAAGAAATAGCCATATCATAACCCTGTCCACTAGAAGCACCAGTAATTACAACCCAGCTCTCTTTTCCATATCTCTCTATTAAATTTTTCTCTTTTAATAAAAAATATTTATGAATTCCTTTTATCGTAATATTAATAAGTAATAATATTTGAAATACAATAAGGGTTAATAATGCTGATAAAATAATACTTTTCTTTTTATTTATAAAATTATTTAAAACCATTGAAATAATGATAATATATAATTTATATATTGTATATTATCATTTATAACGTATAACCAATAATTATAATTTATTTTATTACACATTTATACATTTACAACTCAACAAAAATGAATAAATATATTAAAGATTTTTCCAATTAATTTTTATATTTTTTTTATAATTAAAATTATAATACTTGTAATATTTATCTTTTGATGAATCAAATGAATATATGATATTATGCAACCCAACTGGATATTTTTTAGAATACAACTTATTTCCAACATACTTCCATCCTATTGTTGTTGTACCTCCTGATGAAAAAAAATCTCCACCTGAAATTCTTTTTATTTCGCTTAATATATTTTTCATGTCCTTACCAAACGATAAAGTGCCTGATTCAGTAATTACATATTCATTCGAATTATATTTTTTCCATTCTTTTATATTATTAATATCCATTTTATCACAAGCATTACATCCAAATAAATCAATCGTCACGTTACCATGTTTACAATTTGGAAACAATTTCTGAAACCACATATTAACATTTCCTGTACAAGGATCCCCTATTACAATTAATTTTTTGTTTTTCTCTTTAGAAAGTAATTTTGCTTTTTTAAAATTTCTGCTTGTTATTATATGTCTTCTTAAAGGACTATATATTTCAGTAATAAGTAAGATAACAAATACCAAAATAAATATTTTAATTTTTTTCATAATATGTTATATGTATATATATATATATATTATAAATACCCTTTTGTTTTTTACAAGATTGATAATAACTTTTACACCTTTGGACATTTTAAAATTTTAAGTATGTAAAGGTGTAATATAAAATAAAATTATTATAATCTCTCAATCTTCAACTTCTTAGTGCCTTTTTTTGGATTTAATTTATTTTTCTTCTTACAATTAAATGTAAATATTTTTATATTTTTCTTAGTAATAACACTGTTTTTACATATACCAATTGCTCGTCGTTCATCTTTATTTTCACTTTTACCTTTAACCTTTTTAATACATTTACATAACTTTTTTGCTAATATGTCTTCTGCTTTATTTTTAATTGTTTTATTATTCATTTTTGATGTATTTAATTTATAATACTCCATAATTTTTTTATAGTCTTTGGTATTCATTTTAGTATTATTATTACGTAAACCCATAATATATTATAATATATTATAATATGTTATAATATGTTATAGTATGTTATAATATGTTATAATATGTTATAATATGCTATAATATACTATAATATGTTATAGTATTATATTAATATAGATTAAACTATGTTTAAAAATATCATATATAAACCATTAGGTATAAATAAATATGTGAGTTTTTTACTTGTAGTATTGATATTAATCTTAATTTATAAACGTAATAATATATCTCTCTATATTAACAGAACTCTAACGACAATGAAGGTTATAAAAAGTAACAAACCATATAAAGTAGTTGTATTTGATTTAGACGAGACATTAGGTAACTTTATTGAAATATCTATTTTTTGGGATGCTCTAGAAAAATTTTATGGGCATAAATTATTTAATAACAAATTTTATGAAATATTGGATACTTTTCCAGAATTTTTTAGACCAAACATATTCAAAATTTTAAATCTAATAAACAATAAAAAAAAACGTAAATTATGCGATAAAAGTTATATTTATACAAATAACCAAGGTCCCAAAAGCTGGGTTTATATGATTAATGACTATTTTGATAAAAAACTAGGGTATAAAGTATTTGATGGTGTTATTGCAGCATATAAAGCACAAGGTAAAATAGTAGAACCTAAACGAACAAGTCACGATAAATCAGTTAAAGATTTAATTAGTTGCACTAACATACCAGTCGATTCAGAAATTATATTTATTGATGATGTATTTCATCCATTAATGAATAAAGAAAATGTAAAATACATTAATATTAAACCATATGTATATTCAATACCATATAATGTAATGGCTGAGAGATATTATAACAAGATTTTAGTGAATAATAAACACAATTTAATTAAAAATAAAAATATATCAAGAGAGAAATTTACCGATTTTATTGTCTCTTTTATGAATATGTATAATTACAATATTAAACAAAAACCAAGCAATAAACAGTTAGAAGACATAGAATTAGGAAAATCATTATATTCAAATTTAGACGACTTTTTAAAATTAAATAAGGTTTCAAATACTCGTAAAAAGAGAACAAACCATAATAAAACACATAGAAAAAAATAAATTATATAATTGATATAAATAACAATATATAATAATGTTATTTATGTATATACATAAATGGAACGTATTAAACAAGGAAATATGAGAACGGAAGAATTAAATTCACGTATAATGGAAAGGAATATACCTACATCTACATTACAATCTACATTTAGTATTCGCCCTGTATCAACAAAATACTCATCATTACAACTTATAGATAGGCGAGAAATGCCGAATGTTCCTATTGAAAATCGTCCTTGCTATAATGTTGAACAAACTTTTAACCCAGGAAACGCCCAAGCGCCTTGGTGTGGATATGCTGATAACGTAAATAAAGAATCACAACTAAGAAATCAATTCTTTGCTCTTCAAAGAGGAGCAGGACAAGGTATATATATTCCACCAAATAATAGCGATATGTACGAAAGCAAAGTTAAACCATTAAACAATGCTTATATACAAGAAAAATATCCTTACTTATTTGAAAAACCTTCATTTGAACCATTTAATCCTTGTCCAGAAAATATGGGTATAAATATGTTTGAAAACTTCACTCGCCAACAAGTAAAAGAAATTAAAAATTAATTATAAATATATAATAAAATATATAATAAAATATATAATAAAATATATATAATAAAATTAAGATTATAATATGTAATAAATAAGTTTACATATTGTAAATGAGTGAAAATAAAGATGAACAAATAATAGAATCAGAAAATGTATCAACAATAAATGATACAATAACGAGCATATGTTCAAATATAGGAAACCAGGCTACACTTAATTTTTTTACGAATCCATCCTATATGAATAGAATTAATAAATTCTCAAATAATAAATCTAATAAAAAATTAAACGAAGAAAATGTAAAATTTTATAAAAAAAGAATTGTATCTCTATTTAAAGATATTTTAAAGGACAATGAACCATCTAATTGTAGTAATGATATAAAACATATACATGATTTGTTTGTATCTGCTTCAATTAAATATTTTGAGATGATAGACAAACGAGATATTATTCAAGGAAATAAAGGAGGAGACAATAATGTATGTGATATGAGCAATAATGTATTAAATGAAAATATGGAACATATTGATTCTAGTAATATACATTCACTTGACGATGCTAATTCAATTATGATGCGAAAAAAAGTAGAAATATCAAATTTAGATAATTATATTATAAATAATACACCAAGTGATGAAACAAGTGATATTAAAAAAATTATACCTGTTAAACTTGATATAGATTTGAAAAATCCTTCATTAAGGACAAAGGGTGTTAAGTCAAAAAAGGTAAACAATAATATTAAGAAAAGTAAAGGTATAAATGAAACAAGTATAAGTGAAACAAGTATAAGTGAAACAAGTATAAGTGAAACAAGTATAAGTGAAACAAGTATAAGTGAAGCAAGTATAAGTGAAACAAGTATAAGTGAAACAAGTATAAGTGAAAAAGATTTATCTCATTAAATATTAATAGAATGAAAAAAAGAGTAAAAAGAAATACCAAATCCAAGAATAAAACATATAAAAAACCACCAGTTATTATAAAAACGCGTAAAAAAACACGCAAGGTAATTAAGAAAAAAGGTGGAAATAATAATAAAAACAAAACCAAAGAATCATTTAAAAAGTTACAATGTGCTCCTAAGGCCAAAAACGAAACTCAAGAAAATGAAATACGTGAATTTAGTTGTTATACAAAAGATGCTCTCTTTAAAATGAGAGATTTATGGAACGCTCGTCACAAAGATACTATGATTACTGATAAAATACCAAAGAATATTTGGAAAAGTTTAAAGGATAAAATGAAAGGTGCGTGTTATAATGAATCTTGTTGGTTAAAACAAAAGTTTATGGAAAATAATCTAACAGATGAATTATCTACATATACCTTTGCTCCAAAATCACCTTTAAAATGGAAAGAAAACCATAATACTTGGTTGAATAGTAATGACATAGAAAAGGTAATGAAACAATACGAACATATTTACCCCTGTTTTAGATTTATTGGACCAACACCAATAGATTTTGATAAACATATTTATGAGAATAAATGTGTTTGGGATGATTTATGTCAGTTTGATTTATTAAAATATATTAATGATGGTATTTCAAAAATAGGTATTATATTTAACACTGATCCACATGATAAGAGTGGTGCTCATTGGATTTCATTATTTATTGATTTGAAAAAAAAGTTCATATTTTTCTTTGATAGCAATGGAACAACTATACCAAAAGAAGTGAAATATTTTTGTAATCGGGTTATTTCACAAGCATTACAAATTAAAACAAAAGAATATCCCAATGGAATTAAATTAAAATATGATTTAAACGCGCCATTTATTCATCAAGAGAGTAACACAGAATGTGGTATGTATTCACTCTATTTAATTATTACTTTATTAAAAGATATACACGAATATATGTTCTTTAAAACAACAAAAATTACAGATCAACTAATGGATAATTTGAGAGATAAATATTTTAATTCGGATATGTAAAAAAAATCATATATATATATATAAAATTATATATAAAATCATATAAATCATATAAAAATTTATAAGGTATATTTTTATATCATGAATAATAACACAACCAACTTATACAACCAATTTAATTCAGCATCAAATAAAGGAATAATATGGAATTTGTTATTGGAAAATAATTCTTTTTCAAATATACCAGATAATAAATATAATGTAATAAAAGAAACATTTGATAAAAAAGTAGGCATAATGGCCGAACAAATAGATGAATCGAACGATCGTCTAATAAATTTAAATAAAAAAATAATTAGTGATATGGTGATTTATTTAAGTGATATAAAACAAAAATATAATTCTAATAGCGTTCCAGAGTTGTATAACGCAAACGATCTATCACAGCAAAGACAGAAAAGGTTAAATGATGAACTTACTTCTAAAAAAAATGAATTTGAAAATTTAACAAAAGTAAACATACCAGAAACTCCTGATTTTTCTGATAAATTAGACACTCCAATTGGTAGTGAAATGGAAAAAATGATAGCAGAACAAATTGCGTTGAGAGAACAACAATTAAGTAATGTATTAAATAGACAAGATACCGAAGAGGCAAAAAAATGGATAGATAATAATAACGATAGTATTATAAAATTAAAAATTGGAGATGATATTAACGTTGATTTAGATAAAAATAACATTAGCAATAGCATATCTCCAAAAAAACAAGTTAGTTTTTTGGATGATTTAGTATCTGATACAATTTCTAATAATAATAATAATAATATACAACAATCAGTAGATCCTAATAATTTTATGGCTTTATTAAAGAAAAAAGGTCCAAGCGCAGCAGGTCCAAGCGCAGCAGGTCCAAGCGCAGCAGGTCCAAGCGCAGAAGACACAATTAGACCAATGATTGGGAATAATAATAGTATAAGTAATGATGATAATAACGGTATACAACAAATGTTAAGAGAGATTTTGGATAAACAAAATCAAATATTAACACTTTTACAAAAATAAAAACCAGACATAAATTACATTATAAAAAATTGAATAATACTTGTAAAAAATATAAACTTACAAGTATTACCGTAATGTATTCTCTTATTAGGACATTTTTAGATATAAACAATGGTGTATATTGTTGCAGTAAAAAAGCAATAAAAATGAATATACCTATTCAAAATAGGTTAAGTCACAACCGTTTTCATTATTATATGATGTGTATTTGTTATTATATTTTTACAATTACTATGGTATTTACTATTTTAAATTATAAATTATTTCTATTGAGTATAACATACCTTAATTATAATTATATTTCAATAAGTTCAATCATTATTATTTCTAATATTATGGATGTATTTATGTGTTTATATTTATTCGAACAGTTAAAAAAATTTATGAAAGATATATTATGTATGTGTTATATAAATAATGAATAACATATAACAATTATACAAATGAATACGAATGATATAGAGTTTTTGGATCCTGATAGTTATAAAAAATGACTAATATTATATAAAAATTATTTTAAATGTTGCGTCTTTCCCCTTACCACTAATTTCCAAGTCACCAACTTTTACAATATTTCCATCATTATAACTATCCAAATCAAATAACTCATTTGTTTCTTTATTATAAGCATAACTTATACCTTCAATATCTATTTTCTTTGCTTTCCAAGTAATTTCTTTTTTATTTATATCAGCAACACTATCCGATTGTTCATCCTGATAACTCGTTTTATAAGAAAATTTCGAAGTATTACTAGAACCAAACGCAAAGCATTGTAGTTTTTCACTAGTGTTTGACTTTGAATGCAATGCGCAATCAATAGAAGATTCTTTTACTGCCTTTAAAATATTAGTTGCTATAGATTCTTTCTCAGTAGCAATTTCATACAATGATTCATCTGTTGTAACTGGAGTAATACCGTCTTTTCTACTTCTGTCTTTTAATCTCAATTCTCTTGTTTCATCGCTTTTTAACATCTTTTCAGATAAAACCATTAGGTATAAAAATACCTTTACTGTTCTTAATTCTTCTGGTAAATCTTCATGACTACATATACGTCGTGCACGACCAATAACTTGTTCTATTCTTACAGGATGCCAATAAGGTTCAACTATATGGACGTAACGAACGTTTTTCAAGGAAATACCTTCCGCACCAGAAGAGGTAATCATTAATAATTTAATAATCTCTCCCATTGTATTTGTAGTCGCAATTTCCTTTATACTACGAACAATTGTATCAGGCACATATTTCCAATTATTATTTAAAACATTACGTATAATTTCTTTTTCTTCTGCAGTTTCAGTTCCAGTATATAACGCAAATGTTGGTTTTCCCAAATCTTCCTCTGGTATAGCCAAGTTCCATACTTCTCCTGTTTTTTTAATTTTAAATTGAGTAAAACCGTTTGCTTCTAATACAAGTTTAAATATACCAATCCCTTCTAATGCTCTAAATTGTGTGTATAGTAAATGTATTCCGCTGTATGCTTCGTCTTGAAGATTTTCAAGAATATGTAAAAATTTTGGACTATACAATTCTAATCCATCAGGAGTTAAATATTTATCACTGTTTTTTTTTAATTCTGATAAAGCATATTGGATACGTTCGCGATAAGGTTTAATTGTTTTTTCTCCCATACCTTCAGCATCAGCATCCGCATCCGCATCCGCATCCGCATCCGCATCAGCATCCGCATCCGCATCCGCATCAGCATCACCAAAAGATTCATCACGTTCCCTTATCTCTTTATTAGTTATAGCATCTATAATATCTTCATTTAAATTTACAGCATCTTCCAAATTTGTTTCTTCTCCTATTTTATTTTTTTTATCAGGCATAGGACGCGTTATTGTTGGACGCGGAAATACAAAATTACAAAAAGCTCTTGAAAAAATACGATAAGTAGAAGTTGTATTTGAATATAAATCATCTACATTATCTTTGGCCTTGGCATTTTTTTTCTTATTCATTTCTTCTTGTTTTCGTTCTTGGATACGAGCTTCCTCATAAATATTAAACTGAAAATCACTGAAAGGTATTTTAACAACTTCAAAATCCATAGGATTGCTTTTTACATATCGAGGCATTAACGATTCTTGTGCACTTCTAAAATAAGAAGTTAACCCAAGTATACGTCGTTTAAACATATTCATATTCTTTAATTCACCGTTATTTAATATAAAATAATTTTTGAATTCGTCCAATGTATCTGGTAATGCTTTGTAGTTATCCACAGATACACCATTGGGTTGAATATTAATGTTGTTTTTCTTTAATATTTGAGTAATTAATTTCAAATATACATCATCACTAATTTCACCACGTTCACCTATTTCTAGTTTAACGCCTGCGTATTCATTATCTTTGACGGATGTTTTATTAATAAATCCAAAAGGGTTGCGTGTAATTACCAATGTTGTAGTTGTCGGTTTATATTCCATAAAATCTAAAATATGACCACCTAGAATAGTAGGTTTAAAGAGAGATTGTAAATAAGATGTGTTTATTTGTCGTTGAGCCATAACATCTAATTTTAAATACCACGTTTTAATATATCCACGAAGAATATTAAATAAAATACCAATTTCATTTGGGTAATTAATAACAGGTGTTCCTGATAACAATACTATCCTAACGTTTGTTGCTTTCATTAATAAAGAATAGAGTAAAATAGATATGCTTTCTTTCTTTTTACCTAATTTATTTACAATACGACTTACTAAATTATGAGCTTCATCTACAATAACAACAGTATTATCAAATGGATTTACTGTATTATTACTAGTCATTTCCATTAATTTACTCATTCTCAACCCATTATAATTAATAAATTTGTATTTATACGCTATCATTTGGTCTATTTGTTTATTAATATTGAATTTATCATTCTCATTCAAAGACTCATAATTTGAAGGATTAGACATATTAACCATCCATGCGCCTCCTTGTTTATTAATATATTCAACTGTTATTGAGAGAACCTTTGATAAATTTTCTATAAGTTCTTGTTCCTTTCCTTCAGTTTGAATAAATTCCCAATATTGGTTTTTACGATATATTTCATCACCACATTTTTTTAATTCTTCACGATAATTCACTTGTAAAGATGCTGGTGTCATTACTATAATTTGTTTTGTGGTTTTCATTCCTTCAGCAATAGCAATAGACGAACATGTTTTTCCAGATCCTAGACCATGGTATAATAATAGACCTCTATAGGGCGTATATAAATTTAAATAATCTCTTACGGCTTGCTGATGCGTCATTAGTGAAAATTCATTATCTTCATCACTTCGAATACAAGTAGCTGGTTTTTTTGCTTCCTCGGCAAGTTGTTTCTTGTAATTTGAAAATAAAGAGTTAATAAAATTAACAAAAAATTCACGATTATTCATGTAATATGAAGACGCAGGTATAATAACAGGTGCTTCTAATTTTTTTTTTAATCTAGTTTTAACATCAATATCTCCAATTGTTATCATATCGAGTGAACCTTCTCTAACACCTATTGGTTGTTTCTTTGTTCGTCTACGCATAGTGACCTTTGTCTTCTTCTCTTTTTCTTTTATTTTTTCCTCATCTAATTCTTCAAATTTTAAATCATCTATTTTTTCATCTAAAATAGTTATTTTTTCCTTACCAATACCAACACCCATATCCACATTTATATCATTAATCGTTTCTTGTGGTTTTTCTGTTTTTTTCTTTAATTTACGCGTAGTTTTCGTTTTTTTTTTAGCAGGTTCAGGAGCAGGTTCAGGAGCAGGTTCAGGAGCAGGTTCAGGAGCAGGTTCAGGAGCAGGTTCAGGAGCAGGTTCAGGAGCAGTTATCATTTTCATTGGCGGCGGAGATAATTCATTTATTAATTTTGGTCTTTGAAGCGTTTTTAAAAATGTCTCTCTATCAAAACCTTTATTTTTTGTTTCATCTATAAATCTTACCTTGGGTTTTCTAACCTCTTCTAAGCGTTCATCACTCACTATATTTTCATCCCTCTCTTTTTCCTTTTCCTTTTCCTTTTCCTTTTCCTTTTCTATTTTTTTTACTATTCCTTTTTCCTTTCCTTTTATTTTAATTTCTATATCTTTTTTTAATACAGGTGGTTTATTTACTTTTAATTTAGCTAAAAGAGAAGTCGCCATATCTTATATAATACAACTTTTTTAAAAAAAAATAAAAATTGTATTATATATTTTATTTTATATATAACTCTATCTATTTCTATGTATTGTTTTTTTTTCAAATCTACTGATTGTCGTTATTTGTTTCATTAATCATTTTTATTGATAATTCGCTTGCTATTTGTTCTGCCTTCTTTTTAATTTTATGAATACCTTTTCCAAAGAATACAAATACATATGAATTTTCTTGTAACGCTTCATGTATTTTTTTTAAACATCCATATTTATCATAATTAACACTATCTTCTATTTTCATTTCGTGTAATGATTTGCCTAGACATAAATATACACCCATTTCATATCCTTCATCTATATTATGACTAATTTCTAAATAATCAGGTGTAGTTTTAAACTCTTTTTGTATTTTAACTTGAAGAATATTTTTAAAATTATCATCAGTATTTATGATTTTAGACCAATCTACGTGTGCTTCAAATACACTTTCTACAAATATTTGCGCCATTTGAAAACCAGGACCTGTTACAAATATATTTTTAAACCATCCATCATCATCATTAACTGAAATTTTATTAAAATCTAGAAACAATGCTCCAATAAATGCTTCAAATAAACATCCTAACTTTTTTAAATTAGTTCTTATTTTCTTTTCCTCTGCGTATTTAGATATAATTAACCATTTATTTATTCTCATTTCATGTGCTAATTTACCAATATGCTCATTTTTTACTAATGCTATTTTTTTTTCAGTCATAAACCCTTCATCTGCTTTAGGAAATCGTCTATATAAATAATACTTTGTAATTAATTCTAATACACCATCTCCAATAAATTCTAATCTTTCATTTGACTTTGTTTTTAAAGACATACAATCATCAGGACAGGGCACGATTGTTATATTATTACTTGTATTTTCGTGTTGTGAACGCTTTGTATAAGAACTATGAATAAATGCGCGTTTATACAATTCTAAATTATAAATAGGTGTTTTTATACCATACCTATTGAGAATAGATTGAACGTCGTTCAATGTAATCTCAGTATTTTCATTATTAAATGGATTAAATATTAAATTTTCTCCATATTTAGTTACATCACCATCTTGTAAAATACTTTTTAAATCTTCACTATTTGTATTATTCTCCATTTTGCTATTTATCGTATTATTCTTTATTGTATTATTCTTTATTGTATTATTCATATAATATTTAGAATATATCAATTTTTTTAAATGTTAATCTAATATTTATACTTATATTTATAATATTTATAAAAAATAAAATATATAGTGTAATAATATATAATGCCTACTCAACACGGTCGTGCTAGAAATATTTCTTCTCAAGCTAATCGTCCTGCTTACTGGGGATGCCCTGGTCTCCCCCCTACTGTTGGACTTAACGCATCTGTTGGAAACGTTTACCGTAAACGCTTACAGTGTGGATGTGCTTGCACTGTTAAACCTGCGTCATTTGCTTATGGTTGCAGTGTTGGTTGTGTTAACCGCCCTGGTGTTTTCCGTTGGTAATTAGTTTAAATTTCCAAGAAAATACTAAAATATAGTATATAGTATAAAGTATAGTATAAAGTATAGTATAAAGTATAGTATAAAGTATAGTATAAAGTATAGTATAAAATATAGTATAAATACATCATTTAAACATAAATCTTTAATAAGCATTATTAGCATTTTAATGCTTATTAAATTAGATTATAGAGAGAATAAACTATTTCAATTATGTACAGCATATATTAATGATGGTCAAAATATTCGTTTAGTTAGTGAAAATTTACCTTTGGGTGATGCTATTATTTGTGATAATTCTGGTAATGAAAAAATTATTATAGAGAGAAAAAGTCTCAATGATTTAGCTTCTAGTATTCGTGATGGACGTTATAAAGAGCAAAGTTATCGTTTAAATCAATGCGAAATGCATAATCACCATATATACTATATTGTCGAAGGTGATTTTAGATATTATCGTCCATTTAAAGGGATGCCTGATAAAAAAACGTTATTATCAGCAATGGTTAGTATAAGTTATTTTAAAGGATTCTCTCTATATCGAACCGTTAATTTAGAAGAAACTGCCGAATGGATTATTCAATTCGCAAGTAAATTAATTAAGGAAGAACCAACTGTATTGCCATATTATAAAGGAGGGTCAGATATAATAGATACAACTACATCATATACGCAGGTTTTAGGAAAGAGAGTAAAGAGGGATAATATTACAAATAATAATATTGGAGAGATTATGTTATCTCAAATACCAAATGTAAGTAGTGTATCGGCCAAATATATTATGGAACATTTTAAAACCTTTTCAAACCTAATAAAATCAATCGAAACTGATTTATCTTGTTTAGATGATATTGTAATTCATAACAAAAGTGGACAAACAAAACGTTTAACAAAACCTTGTATTAATAATATTTATAACTTTTTAGTAAAACCCTCGGAAATTAATATAGATACACCTATAATAGAGTAAATTTATAATAAAAATACAAATAAATACAATTAAATAAAATATATATAATTGTATTTTTTATTATGATTTTATATATAATGAATATTAAAAGTGTAATTTCCAAAGAGGTTCATTTTGGTATTTTTAAGAATCTATGTATAGTATTATTTTTTGGTTTTATGATATATATTTGTATAAAAACAGTCCAAACGCAACAGAAAAAAAAATTAGAAGGTTTTATTCAAAGAAGAAAAAATAAAAAAACCAATAATGTAAACACAAACAAAGACAATACTGATCAATATACAACATCAATCACAACCGATAATAATAACAAATAATAAAACAGAAGGTAAAATAGTTATTATTGTATAATGATAATATATAGAGTATTAATTCATTATATAGAGTATTAATTCATTATAAATAGTAAAAAAAAGTAAAAACTATAATATATAATGAATGCCGATAAGTTATATAAAATTATAGGTTATGGTGTTGTATTAATAGTTGGGTTTTATATTGCATCAAAATCATTATTATTTCAAACAAAAATATTAGAAGGTTTTATGGGCGACGATGATGATGATGATGATGATGACGATGATGATGATGACGATGATGATGATGATGATGATGACGATGATGACGATGATGATAATGTTGATGATGAGACCAAATACAATAGATTGTCTGCCCCCCCAAAAAAAATATTATCAAGCGACGATAATGGTTACATTAGATATTTAACGGAACATGGTAATTATTTAAAAGATAGTGTTATTTTAGATATAGATACATTAAATAACGCTGAATTAAAAAAAATTAGTAATTTTATGTTTAAAAAGTCTCAATATGTAGACGCATATATTAATCTTATTTATAGTAGGATTTTATCTTACAAAATAAGTATTGTAGAATTCATAATAAATAATTATAATCAAAAAACAATGACAATTAATATGGATGTTGATGATTGGATATATTCTATTATACAACCAAAAATAAAATATATAGAAACATTGGAAAATATTACAACATACTTTGATGAAACCAGTGGTGGTGATTTACAAAAAAAGAAGAAGAGCGATGACGATTCATTAAGTGTAAGCACTACACAAGAAGAAGAAGAAAAAGAAGAAGAAGAAGAAGGAGGAGGAGAAACAGAAGAAGACGACAGAATTAATGCGATTAAAGCGTTGACTAAAAAATCAAATAAGAATAATAAGAAAAAAACTAAAATATTTAATGGTTTAAAAAAAAAAAGAGAATTTAAAAGTTTGATAGAAAATATATTAGAGTTATTAAACTCTTATAAGACCGAAGATAAAACATATATGATTAAACAAACAATACTATCAGAAGATGTCTTTGATGAGGATGATGTAGATGACATATATAATAAGATAAGTCCACTTATAAATAATAATACGACGATTGATTTATTAAATAAAACTGAAACGATTATTAACGATTTAATTATAGGTAATCTTTCTATGAGTAAAGCTGGTTCCGCTTTTAAAAATAAAAAGAAGAAGAAAAAAGGAAGTAAAAAAAGGAGAAGTAAAAAAAGGAGAAGTAAAAAAAGGAGGTAAAAAATAATTATATAGAAATAAATAAATGTGTAAATGTCCAATGATGTAAAACGCTATTTTTAATTCTTCCACTTTTTACAAAGTTATCTGAATTACGATTACAATCTATATCAGGTGGATTTATTTAATATTATAATTCGTTAAATACTTTATAATATTAAAAACAAGATTGTTTACCTTTTTTTTACCTCTTTCTAACTTCTCTATCTTTATATTCTCCTCCTTCTACAAGATAACGCGTATATTTAGTCCCACCCCAATTTGTATCCATTGGATTAGGGCTTATTTTATTGTGTATATCATCGTGAAATAATTTATCAAGTGGTGTTTCTAATCCTATATATTGATTTTGTTGATCAACTCCTGGATATGAATTTTTATTAAAATAATCAGTATTACGGTTTGCATCTATTAATTTGCTATTTATGTCTTCATTTGGTGGTGGAACTACATTTAAACTATTAAAATCAGGTAAATTGCTATAATCAGGATAAGTATTTGAACCCATATTTTGTTGAGTTATATATATATCAGGTAATCCACCTTGCATATTTGTGGGACTTGGACGAGCCTTATATACTGGTTCGCCTTGGGCATTATAAGAATGCTGTAAATACAAGATAGGACATATTATTCCTTGACTGCGTTGCCACTCCTTAAATTCTGTATAATCTTCTAAATTATCAAAACGAATTGGATTCACACCAGGAACATTAGCGCGTTTAGAATTATATAAAAAGAATTCACTACCTTTTTGTATGAGTATATCAGGGCAATTTTCTGCTATTTTATATTCTTCTTCGTTATTTCCATCTTGGTTATAAATAAATGCTTCAATATCATTTGAACGGTATATATAGTAAAACCCTAATAAAAACAATAATCCTATTACAACTAATTTATACATATATATATAAAAATATATATAAAAATATATATTATTTTTAATCTCTAAATAATGTATAATGAATAAAAATAATAAACTGGAAGTTATGTATGTAACACCTACAGGTAAAGATGCAAATGAAAAAAAAATAGATACTAACTATATTAAAACTGTAGAAGATGTAAAACGTGCTTTTGATAATAAAAAACCAATGTTTATTGAATTTTATGCTGATTGGTGTGGACATTGTAAAATGTTATCTGACGTGTGGAAAAAACTTATAGAAAAATTGGATAAAACAAGTAATATGGCGATAATAGCTGTAGAAAAACAACATCACGATAATGAAGATATTAAAAAAATTATTAGTGGTGCATCATTTAATATAGATGGATATCCAACGGTTGGAGCTATTGTATTTAAAGGAGATAAATCGTCATTTATACCATATAATGGTGAAAGAAGTGTAGATGGTATGCATACATTTATTGAAAAAAATATATTATCATCATCTCAATCTGGTGGAAATAGACGTCGTTCCAATAAACGTAAAACGAATAAAAAGCATAAATCCAGTCATAAGAATGGCAAAAAACACAACAAGAAAACTATTAAAAAACACCGTAAAACTACTTACCGTAAAAAACATCACAGAAAATAAAAATATAAACCATAAACCATAAACCATAAACCATAAAATTGAATTTAAACCAAAAAGAAATATGTTAAAACAATACAAAGATTGTATTATATACCTATATATCACAATCAAAAGTAAGATGTACTCATCATTTCGATTATTAACATTTGAAACAAATGATGTATTGCCGTATAATGGCGACTCTTCCGAATATGATCCAAATGGAGACAATGAAAAAACATTCAGTATTAAAATGTTTGGAATAAATCAAAAAGGGGAAACGGTGTGTATATATGTCACTGATTACACCCCATTCTTCTACGTGAAGGTTGGTAATAATTGGGGGGAAAATGAAAAGGTTAGATTTGTAGCGCATATTAAATCACTACTTGGAGAACAATTTGCCGATTCAATCCATTCTACAAAATTAATTAAACGTAAAAAGTTATATGGTTTCGACTCAGGAAAACAATACAACTTTATTTATTTTAAGTTTAAGAATGAAACTGTATTGAAAAAAACAAAGTCATTTTGGTATAGAAAAAATAATACATCAGGTGAATACAGATTAAATCCAAATGGTTTACTATTTGAGGAAGAAACGACATATTTATATGAAGCACAAATACCACCTCTATTGCGGTTATTTCATATTAAAAAGTTTAGTCCATCTGGGTGGATTGGATTACCATGTAATAAACGTAAAAAGGTCATACAAAAGAAAACAACTTGTAAATTTGAATATATTATTAATTATAATGATATTATTTCATTACCAGAAAAAGAAATGAGAGTTCCTTATAAGATATGTAGCTTTGATATTGAAGCAAGTAGTAGTCATGGTGATTTTCCTTTACCTGAAAAAGATTATAAAAAACTAGCAACAAATATAGTCGATGTTTGTAAAGTTGCCGATGATTATAGTGTAGAATTTATAAAATCAATTATAGTTACTGCGTTTGAATTCAGTAATGGAGAAAATAAAGTAGATGATGTAGACACTGTATATCCAATTTATAAAACAACTATAGAAAAAATAGAAAATTATTTTAATATATGGATTAAAGTAAAACCAATGTTATATAAAAAAGACATAGAACAAGATTTAAATAGTGGTATTAATAATATTAAATATCAAATAAGAAATGACGATGTTGATGGCGAAAATGATGATGAAAATGATGAAAATGATGA